TCTGTGATGGCCCTATACGCTTCACAGTCCTCATGTCATTCTTGGTGACTATTGCGTACACCTCGCCATAAGGCAGAAACCGCCAGTCATCAATCTTCTTGAGAGCTATAATGTCCCCATGTGTTATCTCAGGCTCCATTGAGTGACCTGTGATATTACACCAACAAGTAGCCTTGTTATACAAAGGAAAATCAATAAGGTAGTCCGGGTTGATGGTTTGGTCATTTGAGATTAGGTCGAAACCACCAACGAAATCTACATTGTAGTACGGAACACCTTTATTCAAGCTCTGTTTTGGCACTAAAGACGTATTGGATTCGTGCTCTGATAGAAATCCTTCAAGCAGCATCTTGGTTGCTGTAGGAATAACACCTCCAGCTTCCCATTTTTGTACTGTGCGCTCGTTTACACCGCACTTTTCTGCTAACTGCTTCTGTGTCAGTGACAAACGCTGTCTTAATTTCTTTACATTCATAGGCAACTCTGTTAAAAACTACTAAATCACGTATCGAATACGTGTTTCATACGAAATAAATTCGTACCTTTGCAAAAGTAAACCCGATATTAATTCGTTTTAAACTTGTTTAAGTTTCGGGTTCAGGTTGCAAAGATAAATAAAATATTTGAAATAGCAATGGCAAGAAAGAAAAAATTTATTCAAATCTCACCAGAAAACGTGCAAAAGATACAAAAAGCGCTAAAATGCTCACGTGTTTCGGTCTATAATGCGCTTGCTTATCGCTCTGAGTCTGATATGGCAAACACCATCAGATCACTTGCTTTAAGTACTTACGGTGGGATTGAAACTTACAAGTATGTCCTCTAACATTATTTGCAATGGATAAGAGCACATTGAAAGACCAAATCCTAAGCTTCGTTATCACTTTTGTTGCATTTGCATTAGTGTTAGCTGTTATGTTTATTCAGGAAGTTATATGGACGGAGTAGCAAAGGTTGTAACAAAGAAGTTGTGGCTTAGCAATGCAGAAGCCGCACGTTACTTGGGAGTTAGCAAAGATTGGCTAAAGGATCGTCGTGAAAACGGCACACTGCATTACTCTAAGGTCGGTAACACCATCTTCTACATCAAGAAGGAGATAGATGACCTTATCAGGAATAATGCAGTCTCTGGCAGAAATTTATTCAGAACAATTTCATAGGCTAAAATATTAGGCACTTACCGAATGTCGTGAGACATCAGCCTTAACTCATAGATTGTAATGGTTTTAAAGGTTAGAAATTTGCCTTGCCAACTGTGAAGTCCGCAAGGTTTTTCTCAAAAGCTTCCATAGCTCAATTGCTTAGAGCACGTGACTTTTGATCATGGGGCTGAGGGTTCGAGTCCCTCTGGGAGCACAAAAAAGAGTTCTTTGACATTGTGACACAAAAGATACACCGCAATATAGAAGTATGATGATATAGATTCATCGAGTTTTTAATCAATATAAGCCCTGCAAAGGACAGGGAGAGGTGAAAGTCCTCACAGAACTTTAATCAAATCCACCGCCTCCAATCAAGGAGGCATTTGAGAACATAGCTCAGTTGGTAGAGCAGTCAAAGTAGCTTTCTAATGTGTGCCATAATAAATAGATACGACAGACGTAGGTTCGATCCCTACTGTTCTCACTAAAACCAAGAATTATATGCAGATAGAAATCTCTAAGACTAATTACGAGCTGCTGATGACGTTGATTGACAAGTCTGTTGCAATCATTCAGCAGAAGAGTCCTACAACAAAAGAATATAATGTAGCAAGACTCCTGAGACAGACAAAGTGTAAGATAATCCGTAAGATAGAAAAGAGTAATGGCAAAGGATGATAGCAAGCCGAAAATATGCTATTGCATTGACTGCGCTGTTGCACAAGTGTTTCAGTTCGGATATGACCCAATTATTGCGGAATGTAGTGACGGAACGAGGAATGTAGCTCTATATCCTGTGATGTGTGCTAAGTCAAAGCCACTAAAGAAGATTCGCTGCATAGAAAACAGACCTAAGAAGATTGGAATTTAAAAATGCAATGATATGTATAACGACTTTGAAGAAAACTTATTCGGTTATGATATGCGGCATAAGCCGCCAATCACAATATTGCCGACACAGGAAAATGGATGGGGTAATAGTCATAACAGACTTGCTTACTCCAACATGAATCGCTCACAGGAATGGAACTATAGCGAGTACGCTATCACTACAATTGGGATGATGCCCAAGAATTACATCATAGTAAACCAGAAAGAGGTTAATGTCAACAAAGAAACTGCCTTAAAGGTATGCCATAATCGTGTTGCAATTCCTGTTAAGGAGTTCGCACGTCAGAAGAAACTAACTCTAAAAGAACAATGGGAGTTGATGAATCCAAGATGGATCGGCACATTCTTCGGTTTTAGTGGCGAAGATCCGTATCACAGTAGGAGGCCTACTCTTGAACAAGCCATGTCAGAGGCTATGGAGCATAACAGATTAGACGATTTCATGCAGCAGTTCTGGTCAGCTAAGTATGGTCACAAGAAAGCCTTAGAGCGACTTGAGCACAGAGCAAAGGATCTTGAAGAAAGAGGAAAATATCTTGAAAATGATTGCTTGGCACTAAGCAAAAGGATTGAAAAGGTTCAGTCTGACATGAATAAAGGTCTGCTCGAAGATTACCATCTGCAGGGCTACAACGCTCATGAATATCTTCGTTCATTGAGGGCAAAGTACTTCAAGCTTAATTCAAGACGCTGGGAGTATATGAACAAAGCAAAGAGAATCAAAGAATACATAAACTCTATAACATACTGAATTATGCTGTTACTGAATATGACACATGAAGAGGTGCGAAATGAAATCCTCAAGGATCTTCCTAATGTTCAACGTTGGGAAGAGCATCAGTGGAAGGAATACAGAAGGAAGTCGCTCAAGATGCATGATTTCCCTAAGTATCTTTTTACTGAATACAAAAGTCCGAGGAAGAACACTTGGCTGGTAAGCACAAAGTTCTTCGGAAAGGACGATTTCTCTTCTACGTTCGGTGTTCTACAGATTCAGAATGGTTTGGTGCTACATCAGGCTTTTGTCAGCAACAACGAGAGTTCATTTTCAACTATATGCACTTTCATTCCTCATTTCTTTGAGAGATATGCCAAATACAATAAGCTCAATCTCAAGGGAAAGGACCTGATTAAGCAAATGCTGAAAGATGATTGCTCTTTCAATATTGACAAGACAAACAAGCTGTCAGGAAGAAAAGACAGAGACAAAGACAATAATGTTCATGCGTGTATGTCTCATGGTGTAGGTATGGGCTACGAGGTAGGCTACAGACATTTCCTGATAAAGACGTATATAACATATGATATGTCTCTTGGAAAACAGAAGGAAACGTTTGAGCATATGCGTAACGAGGTAGTGAAGACAACGGCAAATCCGTTATCATACACACCGCCATTGGTTCGTGAGAGTATAGAACTATCAGAGAAGGTTATAAAGAAAATAAAGCGAAAGCTTGGTTTTAAATAAGTTAAATTTCAAATTATTAAATTATGAACAAAGTATTACCTGGCAGTCAGGAAATCAAAGACCTGACAGAGAGAGAACAGTTCATGTCTGACAATGCTGATAAAGTCGAAATGCTTGATTATCACAAGCCATTCGATTCAGAGCAGCTTGCACAGAAGAAAACAGACTTTGCTAATAAGTCTATTCGTATTGCAGCTCTTGAAGATGAAATCAAAGATTTCAAAGACAAGATCGGTGAAGAGCTTAAACCTCTTCGCGAAGACACTAAGCAGCTTCTTGAGGACATCAAAGCCAAGGGCCGCATGGTGAACGAGAAATGTTATCTCATTCTCGACGAAGGAGAGAAGATGATCGGCTATTACAATGCCGAAGGTATTCTCGTACAGTCTCGCCCTGCTACGAGGGAGGAATTACAGAGAACAATCTACGCAGATTTGCGTGAAGGAACTAACGATTAAATTTTAGAAACATGGAAGCAGAAAAGTTAAACATCAACTTTGCAGAAGGTCAGCAGACAGCAGAAGTCATCATCAGAGAGGTTGACCAAGTAGTAGAACAGCAGTTACCTGTTCTTGAGCCTGAAAAGGTTTCGATTCAGGGTAACATCACAGCTCCTTTCTCATTCCTTGAGAAACGCTGGAACGCTGAGGACAATCAGGTTGACCACAACCGTACTCACATCACAGTAGACCGTGACAATCTCAGCATGGGATTGAGAATCAACGAGACTGATAAGCGTAACACCAAGTACATTCAGGGACAGATTTCTATGTCTCGCCAGTACATTGCTTTCGGTATTAACTCAGGTAAGTGCTGGACTCCAGAAGATTTAGGTCAGTTCTTCCGTGTCAATCGTACTTATTTCGAGAAGCCAGAAGAGTGTAACGTCCTCGTTAGCACATTAAGGTCTTTCAAGGCTAAGGTGCATACAACCATGGAGAAGACACAGTTAGATAACGGTTCGCGTACTGATAACTATCGTCAGGCCGTTGACAGCAATCTTCCGAAGGATTTCTTTATCAATATTCCTGTTTTCAAAGGTACTGCTCCTGAGAAAATCAAGATTGAGACAATCGCACACGTAAGTGGTGACAGTGTTTCTCTTGAGCTTATCTCTGCTGATGCAGCAGCCATTGAAGAGGAAGTTCGTGACAGACTTATCGACAGAGAGCTTGATAAGATACGTGAGTTAGCACCTGAGATCCCAATCATTGAAATATAATGAGAGAAAGCGGATATTACCCACCCGGAGCAGAGTTCGATCCCTCTGCTCCTTATAACCAATCCGACCCACCTGATATAGACATCGAGGTAACAGTTAAAGAGACTTTGGTAAAATATACCTCTGTAGTAACCAACAATGCTTGGTATGTCACAGACGAGGAAGGTTATACAGAACTTGAAGATGAAAACTTCAATCCACGTGATGAATATGAAGATCAGAACGAATTACTCTCTATAGTCATAGCAAAGGCAAGAGAAGAGATTACAATGCTTCGTGTTGAAGCGGAGAAAAATCAGCGCAAACTCGAAGCTCACTATGGAGTTCGTCACGGCTGCATTCCTGGCTATTACCTCCCAGATATTCCTGAGAACGAAAGATGGTGGCATATAAAAAGACGTGAACAGCTCTGTGAAGCAATGAACCGTGTTCGCAAACTGAAAGCTCTTGAAGAAGCTCTTGACGGATGGGAACATGAAGATATAGAAGTCGAACATTAATTTTTAACCAAGCAAATCATGGATCAGAACAACGAAATGATCATGCAGGAGCCTGAAAAGATTGAAATCCTGCAAGTAAGTAACGCAGAGTCACTTAGTGCTCTCAATCGTAGCGAGTTGGATGCTCAGATAGCCACAGCAAAGGCTTATCCTCGCAATCTCTCGCGTGTACTCAACAACATCGAGACATTGGCAACGATGGACGAAGAAACGGCTGGTGCTTGTTTCTATATTCTCCGTCGCCAAGGCAAGGCCATTGAAGGCCCAAGTGTCCGCATGGCTGAGATTATCGCTTCCTCATGGGGGAACATTCGTGTGCAGGCCCGCATCATCGCCAACGATGGCAAGATGATTACCGCTCAAGGTATCTGTCACGATCTCGAATCAAACTACGCTGTCTCTGCAGAAGTAAAGCGTCGTATCACAGGAAAGGACGGAAAGACATACTCTGAGGACATGCAAGTAGTAACAGGAAATGCAGCTTGCGCTATCGCAATGCGTAACGCTCTGTTCAAAGTGGTTCCTATGGCTCTGGTCAAGAAAGTCATTGACAAGGCCAAGCAAGTTTCTCTCGGAAATGCGACATCACTTGAAGAGTGTCGCGTGAAGATGCTCGACTTCTTCCAGAAGATCGGAGTTGACCAGCAGCATATCTTTGATTATCTGTCTGTCACGAAGATTGAGGAAATCGACACAGATATGGTGGTAGAGCTGAGAGGATTGGCTACGGCAATCAAGGAAGGAACTACTACCGTTCAAGAAACGTTCTTCCCCAAAGTAGGAGCTGTTGCATCACAGGAGTCTGTCACTGAGGAAGTGAAGCCTTCTGATGATCTGTTCAACGAGAATAATCAGAAGTAAGCTCTATGATCGATACGACAACACTTGAACAACGTTCAATGGAGTGGCGCAAAGCCCGCCTCGGAAAGATCACTTCTTCTGATATTTCCGTCCTGATGAAGGACCACAAAGAGACGATGACCGAAGAGGAATTGGCTGCATTCAAAGCGGCCAATCCCAAATCGAGAGTTACGACGAAGACGGTTCCTTTCTCTGATGCTACCTATACTTATCTCAACAGAAAAGTAATGGAGCATTTCATGCCAGTCGATTCTAAGGACCAGTATTCTCAGAATTGCATTGACGAATACATCGAGCTTCACAGTCAGGAAAGTGCAGCCACACGCTACGGCTCTGATATGGAGTCGATGGCCCGTGAGAAATACGCTGAGGCTATGGGATATGAAGTCTTTGTGACTGGCTTTGCGCCGTATGAGAAATATCCCCGTCTCGTTGGTGGCTCTCCTGATGGTCTGATCAGAGAAGAGAAAGGAATCATCGAGATCAAATGTCCTTTCACCCTTGAGAAGCACCTCCAGCACCTCATGTACGACTCTCAGGAGCAGCTACGTGAGAACGAAGAGGAATACTATTGGCAGTGTGTTGCTAATATGCTCTTTACAGATACAGAGTTCTGTGATTTTGTCAGCTATTGCCCTTACGTCTCAAAGAGCAAGCAGATCAAGATACTACGAGTATATCGTGACGAGGAAGACATCAAGCTCCTTGAGACTCGAATTGCTCTCGCAGTCAAGTACATGAAGGAACGTATCGATGCTATCAAGAACGTTCAAGCTATCATCAAGTAGTTCCGTGTTATTAGTCTCTCAGGCCACATCTTGCATGGTGTGGCTACCAAGAAAACCAAATAATTTTAAGTTTAACAGATAAAAATAGAATAATCATGGAACTAACAGGAAAGATTATTTTCGTACTCCCTGCAAAGTCAGGAGTATCAGCTTCCACTGGTAATCCTTGGATGATTCAGTCATATGTGATTGAAGTGCCAGGACAATACCCAAAGAAGTGCGTCTTTGATATTTTTGGAGAAGATCGCATAAAACAATTCAATATTCAAAGTGGCGAAGATGTTACTATTCAGTTTGACATCGACGCACGTGAGTATCATGGACGTTGGTTTAATTCAGTTAAGGCTTATAACGTCATTCGTGGTGCAATACAACAGCCAGCACAGGCAGCACAACAACAAGCAGTAGCTCAACCACCATTGTTCCCTGATGCACAGCCTGCACCAGCAGCCTCAGAAGGGAATGCAGATGATCTTCCATTCTGAGTATGAAGCTATTACTTCTTAACACAAGAGAAGGTCTCAAACCATGTTATGACGAAGATTACGAAGAGAAAAAGAAATTAAAGATCGGTGAGATTTACGAGGCGGAGATTCGTCTGCCTCGCAATCTCAAATTCCTTCGTAAGTATTTCGCATTACTTCGTTGTTCATGGGAATACCTCAACGAGAAGCAACAGGAGTTCTTCAAGAATAACCTTGAAGTTTATCGAAAATCTCTTGAGGTTACTGCAGGATGGTGTGAACCTATCTATGACTTCGAGCAAGAAACATGGATATATGCACCAAAATCTATTTCATTCAGGAGTATGAAGGAAGAAGAGTTCAACCAGCTATATAATAATGTTCGCGATATACTCTTCAATTCTCTTATTCCTAATATCTCTCAAGAAGAGTTTGAACGTAATTTGGTAAACTTCTTATAAATGTATGTGTAAAGGATTCAAGCAAATCTCCAACGATTTCTTTGAAAGCGACTATTGGCGTCAATCCCGTACTTACAATGAATGCGAAGCTGTTCTTGATATAGCAAATCAAGTCAGATTTGAGGCATCTGAGCATTATGCTCGTATCGGAGGTCGTGAAGTCGTGTGGGGTCAGGCACAGTGGCCTGCATCTGTAAGATTCCTTGCGGCACGTTGGCATTGGACTGAAAGAAGAGTACGCACGTTTATATCCCACCTCAGACGTAGAGGCATAATAGAGACAGATGATTCTCAGGGTGTGAATATTATCACTCTAAAGAAGTATCTTGTTATAGGCGACACAGCGAATGACACACAAAGCGACACAGCAAACGCTTTGAATATCAGCGAGTTAGATTCTCAAGTGACACAGCCTCTGACACAGCAAACGACACAACCTACTCGTAAAAAGTCTACGTCTGGTAAGAAGCGGCACAGCATTGACACAAAACATTATAATGGAGATAATATAGATGATTCTTCACTACGTTCAGAATCACTCTTGTTTGATATTCCAGAAGAGCTGCCGTTTTCTGATTTTTGGGATTTATACGATAAGAAAATTGATAAAGACAAGTGCGAAAAGCTTTATGCAAAGCTATCTCTAAAAGACCGCAAGGCAATATTTGAATATGTTCCCAAGTATGTTAGTGCTACCCCAAACAAAGCATTCCGTAAAAATCCTACAGGCTTCTTACGTAATCGTGGTTGGGAAGATGAAATTATAATTAGAAATAACAATGAAGCAGCCGCAAACAATAGGACAAGTAGGCCAGTTGGCTCTCCGTCAGACGAGCAGCTTATCAACGACACCTACGACCTCATTAACGAAGCAAGAGCAAGAGAAACAGTTATCGATTAAGACAAAGTTTGGTAATTGTGATAACTTCTTGCAGAAGGTTAATCCTCAGACTCAAGCTGCATTTGCCGTAAAGCAGCAACAGGCAGTCATGGGTGATTATCCTACGCTAACAGATATTTGTATGACATACGGCAAAACCTTCGCTGAGCAATGGCTCTATCCTCAGATAGCTGACTTAGCAATGTTTACAGGAGCTAAGAATCTGACAAAAGAGCAGATGCGTGGACTCGCTTCTGTTATAGCAGTAGAATATCGCTACCTCAAAGTCACAGAGCTTTTATTGTTCTTTCACCGTTTTAAAACTGGACGCTATGGACGTTTTTATGGTTCTGTAGATCCAATGGTCATCACATGTGCTATTCGCGATTTTATCAAAGAGCGTAACATTTTCATTGACCAGTATGAGCGAGAGCAGAACAACCTACAGCGAGAATTGAACAAACAAGGTGCTATCACTCGCGAGCAATGGCTTGAGCAAAAGAAACAACTTAGTATTGAGCAAAAAGATGTGTAACTGTATTGAAGAATATAACGCAAGGCTGAAAGCTAAAATGAGCATGCCTTACCTTCAAGTTGATACTAATATTGCACCGGATGGTACGGAACGCATCTGTGTCAACGGAGTGTATAAGAAAGTATTGAAGGGCGGTCAACTATCAAAGACGTGGTATCGCTTTCAGATACCTGCAAAGTTCTGCCCGTTCTGTGGTAAACCGTACGGCAATGAGCAAGGCAAGTAATCACGGCACACCGTACATTCTTGACTGCACACCTCCAACACGTCAGCAGATTTGTGCTTGCTGTCATTGGGCCAGAGGATGCAAAGAGTGTTGTAATAAATGTAAAGATGAATGCGCTACCAAATACGACTGTCAGATTCCATTAGAGCATGATAGCGTATGGTGGAACAATATTCTTCGTGCTGTCGGTATTGATGGAATGTTACAACACCAGCCAGACGATATTAAGAAATATCTAATCAAGAACTATAAATGAGCAAAGAAGAAAGAGCATGCCTTGAAACTCAACTCAAGGTTTTACGTTCTGTTGAAGCAGAATACAAAGGACGTACCATTGGTAACATAATTGAAAACATAGAAGCACGTTTGAAGTATGGCAAAGAATGATGACTACTACGCATTATGCGAAGGTAAAGGTTGCGGAATCCGCAATCTCTGCAAACGTTATACTCAGTCACAAAGTGATAAGACAGAGTTCCCTTATTGTGATCCGGAAACAAGATACATGTACGAATCTAAAAACAAATAGAAATGGACAAGAATTTAAAGATGCAGCTCCTTGACAAATATGGGGATGCAAGTGACAAGAAAAGCATAGACTTCTGTCGTGAAGCCTATAAGTTCCTCGTTGAAGGTGATGCGATCAAGCTTACTGGAATAAACGCTATTACTGGCGAAGTGTTTGCTGAGCGTGTTCCTATCACTCCTGATTCTTCTGAGCCTGTTGCCGTTGACCTCGGACTGCCATCAGGAACACTTTGGTGTGATCGTAACGTTGGTGCTAAATCTCCATCTGATTATGGCGCATTCTTCTCTTGGGGTAATACAGAGCCACATTTCCCCAAATCCAATATGGATTGGGGCGATGATGATGAATCATTTGATTACAGATTCAATTCTGACAACTACGAAAAATCAGAAGGCTACAAGCTCGAAGGTGATATTGATCTCGCTCATGATGCAGCTCGTATCAATATGGGAGAGCCTTGGCAGATGCCAACATCAGAACAGTTCCAGGAACTCTACGATAATTGTACTTGGGAGCGTAAGATCGTAGAAGGTGTAAACGGCTATCTCGTTACATCTAAGATTAATAGAAATTCCATCTTCTTTGCTTGTTCAGGCCTCGGCGCTGGTACGAGTTGGAGCAATCGCGGCTCGCTCGGCTACTACTGGTCATCATCGTTCTTCAGTGCTCGCGACGCGTACGACTTGGTCTTCTACAGTGGTGGTGTCAATCCGCAGTACAGCGACCTTCGGTACGTCGGGTTCGCTGTGCGCCCGGTTCAGAATATCGTTTCCAAAAAATAACCAAACACTCGACTCTGCTAACAAGCCGTTCCACAAGAACTGCCCAATGCAG